GCAGTGATAAGACGCCAGTCGATACCGAAAGGTTCCCGCTTGCGTGCGTTCCCTACTACTGGGAGTGCGGGATTCCGAGTGTCCTTTTATCTATTACTCGTGTTGTGAGATATGGCGAAAGCCCCCTATCTCGCTGTGTGCCCCATGGTCCCCTGGACCGCGCAACCGTGACCTGAAAAGACTCTTGGTAGCATCGGGCTTTGTTATAGTGGTTGGGCGAGGGTTCCGAAGACCCCTAAACTACAACAATTGCACACTTACACAACTTCTCAACTATGGCCAACGCCTACGAGACCAATTTCCAGACTGCCAATGCTAGCCCACTTACTGGGACCCTAGCTGACCCGGTCGGTGGCACTATCCAAGCCGACCACTACCGCCGCTATCGCGCCGGTGTCTTCATGTCCGTCCCGGATATGGGCCATGTGAGCAACGTGGGACGCAGCATCTTCTATGAAGTTGGGCGTCATCACGGCCGTGCTCGCGACCTCCTAGCCGCGCCTCACGCGGAAGCCATTCCTATCGACTGCAGTGTCGATATCAATGCTGCTGAAGCAGCAAATTTTGAAGGGATGGCTCGCCGTTTCTCGAATTTTAGCCCTCAGTGGGTTAAAATGGACTTGGCTGGCATGGTCGAACGCCTTGCTAAGGGTGTTACTGCCGCCGGTGTTTTCGGTGGTATCGACACTGGCACTCTACGGGGTGGCCAGGCAATCCGGGTTACCGCACTCGGTACCCTGGATTCGCCCCAGACGGCGTCTATCAACAGTGTCTTCATCCCCCGCACTGTTGACACCGTCGGCAACGACCACGTTTTTGCCGTCCTTGTATCCGCCGCAAACGGGGAAGGGGCTGCTGTCACTACCGACGTGGTCCGGCTGGATGCCAACACTAACCAGCCTATGATCCCAGCAGTGGCAGGCGCCTCCTTTGCCACTGCTTGTGTTGAAGCCCTCCGTATCCTCGGGGCTAACATGGAGGCATCAGGCGCAGGCGATGTCTTCGCTTACGCTGTAACTCGCGGCGTCCACGCCGGTGTGTCAGTGGTCGCCCATACTGACGAAGGCGGCTGGTTCCGCAATGTCTTAAGACATGACCGTTTCCGCGTCCCGTATGGCGGCATAAACCAAGGGCTGCGTCAGTACCCCGCCCTCCCGGCCTTGGCATCGACTTCACCTTCGTCGATAGCAGCATGGGCAGACGCTATCGCCCTGAAGACCGCCGCTGCTGTCGCCCACTGTGACCCTCTCGTTCCTGGTGAAGGTGGATGGTATCCGTCAGTCTTCACGGCTGGACAAAACGGAACTTCTGCTCCCGGGTCTAGTGAGAGCGCTGAAGTCGGAGACCAGGAAGCCCGTTCGATCGGTAGGCAGATTGCCTCTGATATCGGGCGTTTCGCGCCTGCGTACTGCCGTGCGCTGGGTACACTCTTCGGGCTGCACACATCAAGCGGTGTCGCAGAAAGCCACCTTTCAACGGTCGCTATGCGTGCTCTGACCCAGGACGTGAACACAGACCGTCATCTGCGACACGAAACCGTCGCCCCCTACTTCTGGATTGAGCCCACTTCGCTCATAGCTGTCAACGCGTTTGGTACCCCTGCCGAAGCAGAGGGGTACGGATCAAAAGTCACTCCGGGCGATACACGAAGTGAACCATGCTTCGAACGTTTCAGGCTGTTGCAGAAAGGTTCTACTGCCAACCACATGACAGTAGCGTTCAAGATGCGTACGGCCCGGACTTCGGCTCTGGTCAGCGCGTACGCTGCAGCACCTGCTCCCCTAGCAGACCTCAAGCTGTACCAGTTCGATGAGTCTTCTGTWGTGTTGCCCGGCGACCAGCTACCCACTCAGGGTGACGTAGCTCACAAACACGCCGCTGCCGACCCACTCTCTTCATACCTATGGAAGAGAGGCCAGTCGTGTTTCCCTGCGCCCGCGGAGTTCATTAATACGAACTCTAATTACGGCGCTAAAGTTAGGTTAGTTACGTGGGACGATGATTTCAACGCTTCCCTGTCTGACCTCCCTAACGATGAGGAGATGGCGACTGGTGTTGTCACGTTCCGCGTGACAGTCCCGACCGGCCTCGCGAGTGCTGGTAGCAACGCTGAAAACCGCGAGGCTAAACGTGCGCGTACGCGTGGAGCTATCGCTCTAGCCCAGGCAGTCTTGCGTGCCAGGGCCACTGGGCTGGCTGTTTCTCCTTCAATGGAGATCAGTGACGTGCCGCCTACGTTCGACACGCCCCCCCTACTCCCGGCTCCAACGTATAGCGACACCCAGTCTGCTTCCGGACCGCGTGACCCTGGGCCGGTGCCAGTACTCGCTGTTGGTGGTGGCCTGGACGTCGGTAGAGTAGCGCGTGGTGCGCCTTTACCCCCTACAGCGCATCACATGCCGCAACGCGCGCCCAGGATTGCCGGTGCGGTCGTACCACCCGGTGGACCTGTCGCTGGCCCTCCAGCCGCTACCGGCGGCCCTGCAGCTCCCAACGTCCCCCCGCCCCCTCCTGCTGGTCCCCTCGATTCTCAGGACCCTCTCCCTGCCCCTCCCGCCCACCTGCCAGCCGAAGCTACTGCTGCTGAAGCAGTGCCCGCTCAATGATTGAGTCCCCCGTGTCCGTACGAGCTAATGAAGCCGGCATCGTAGGACAATACCTGAAAGGGCTTCTCAACATGGAGTGGGCGTCTGGCGTTATGGTGTTATCTTTTTCCCAGCAGATCTCGGAGGTCTACAAACCAACATTCAACGGTTTGAGGCCGACAGACTTACAAAGAGCGGCTGCTGCGTACCTTGTTCCCGATTTTCCTGTGCAGGTCCGCATCGAGCGTGGATCTGTACTCTCTTTACTATCTCAAGTCATCGACCCCCCGGCTAGAGTGACCGACCGCTGTTCGTTCCGGTGGTTGTGTGATCCAAAGGCGTCCTATGCTGCGTTCCCACCAAAGCAACATCCGGGCGCTATGAATAAAGTGAACGTATACCTCAACGAGGTGGCATCCTCTCTCCTCTCCCTGGATCCAGCCGCCTACTCTTCTGCTAGCCAAGCCCTCTGGCCACACAAAGGGAAGATAGCCAACGACCAAGCAAGTGCCATTATTCTATACGGCTACGGTCTGCGTGCACAGGCCGTACCTGACGCCATGCATGTGGCTGCTACGCTCGCGACCACCCCCGACCTGGCGAAGGCCCTCACTAACTTCCTCAAAGCAACAGGCGCCAACGGTTCGCGTCTGGGTGCTCTCCTGTGCGAGAGCAATGTCCTTCTAGGCCGAGCCGCTGGGCCTGCTGACCTCTCTGAGGAGGCTCGGTATCGTACGAGTAGCGATGTCGAGAGTCACCTGGCTATCTTTAGTGATGCTGACTTAGGTGCAGCTATCGACGCCATCTTGGACGAGGAGATCAAACGAGTTGAAGGCTCACAGCACATTGAGTTTGACTCATACCAAGAGCATTGGAATGATCGGTGGGCTTGGGCAGTCAACGGAGCCCATTCAGGCCACGTCTCAAGGTTGTACCCCCGTGTCCCAAAGCCACCAGGTATGCTCCGCGAACACAGACGCGCCTGGCTCGAAAGTGTGACTGAAGATCCTCGCACCGACTGGGACGGCAAGACATTCGTGTCCGCATCCCCGAAGCTGGAAGCCGGGAAGACTCGAGCAATCTTTGCTTGTGATACCGTAAATTACCTTGCTTTCGAGCACTTGCTCGCACCGGTAGAGAAACGTTGGCGGAATTCTAAAGTGATTCTAGATCCCGGACGTGGCGGTCATCTCGGCATGATTTTCCGCACTACGGCCGCTCGCGCCCGTGCCGGTGTCTCCATGATGTTGGATTACGACGATTTCAATTCGCACCATTCTACACGAGCAATGCAGATGCTGTTCCAACGTTTAGGAGACCGCGTTGGTTACCCAGCTGACAAACTGGCTAAACTTGTCGCTTCATTCGAGAAGATGTATATATACAATGGAATGGAGCAAGTTGGTCGTGTGAAGGGTACACTGATGAGTGGCCATCGAGGCACGACTTTCATCAATTCCGTCTTGAACAAGGCGTATCTCCTTATCGTATTAGGAGAAGATTTGTTCGAGCGCAGCGTGGCCTTGCACGTGGGTGATGATGTATACTTCGGCGTACGTACGTACGCTGAAGCGGGCGAGGTCGTCACCCGGATTAAGAACTCGCCCTTGCGTATGAACCGAATGAAGCAATCGGTAGGTCATGTATCTACTGAGTTCTTACGTAACGCCACCTCAGGCCGGTCTACCTACGGATATTTCGCTCGTGCTGTTGCCAGCACCGTATCCGGAAACTGGGTGAATGAGATGGCTCTCAGTCCAAGCGAGGCGCTCAGCTCTATAATCGGGGCTGCGCGCACACTCGTGAACCGATCCGGCGCAGTAAACTTGCCACTGCTCCTCCACCCAAGTCTTGTTCGCATGACGGGTTTACCAAGGGAGGACCACAAGAAGCTGCGCGAATTGCTGTTGGGGACAACAGCTTTGGATAATGGCCCCCAATACAGCCTGGGGGGCTACTACACATCCGTCAGCAGCCTAATCACTACTACCGCTAGTGACCGTCACGGCTACACTCCACTCCCCCGTGAGGCAACAACAGCATATTTAAGTTGTGCCGCGGACCCGCTCGAAGTGAACGTGTTGACCCAAGCTGGTGTCAGCGTTGTCAGCGCAATGGAAGAGGCGAGTTTCAGGAAGTCGCTTCCAGCTCGCTATACTGGCTACGAGACATTACGGCTAGGCCCTAAGTCATTGATCAGGTCTATAGGCACAGCATCCGTTGTTGACCTCATCTCCGCTTCCCCTCCCCGCGGAGTTCTAGAACGCTACCCTCTCCTCACCCTGGCAAAAAGGAGACTCCCAGAGTACTTAGTACGCTGGGCAGTTTCTATCGCCGGTGGCAACCCTTCTGCTCCCGATATCGGCATGGAGGCCTGGGGAGAGTTTAAACACGGCTGCATGATTGCGACTCCGATGTCGTATTCAGATGCAGCCACCTTTGGCAAGCGAACAGTTTCGACTGTATTAACTTGCCCACTTGACGCCCACGTGTAAGCCACCCCAGCTTACGGTGTCAAGAAATTCGAGGCCCCAAGGGGCCAAATTGC